ATACTCTGCTCGTATGGTAGCTATGGAGCGGAGGGTAGTAATGCCTGTAGCTAGATGGCAACTACTGTTCACCAACTTTGGCCCTTACAATTATCTTGAGAATTCAGGTAGGAGCTTCCTTGGTGGTGCTGAGCTTATGCATCCTAAGGCGTTTGGTGGAGTTGATGAGGCCCTGAGAGTATTCAGAGGAATATCTAGTACTGACTTCGACCTTATCATGGCTCAGCGAGGAGTGAGGAGACTTACCCAAGCTGTTGTAGACCCTAAGACTGGCACTACAGCTGTATTCAAAGGTGGTAAGATACCTCTTGTAACTACTCGCTTACGTATTCCTGAGAAGATACCTCGTTGGGGAGGAAAGTATATAGGTAAGACCCTAACCATAGGTGATAAGCAGTACTTCCTTGGTAGTGCTCAGGACTGGTATGATATGTGGGCTGACCTTACTATGAAGCAGAACGCATACGACCTTCAGGTTCACTTCCTCCATGCTCTCGATGATATTGCTCCTAACGATATGGCAGGTATATATAAGGTTGTAAGTAACAATAAACACTTACTGGATGATGTGCGTAGTATCACTAAGAGGGAGGCCTTTGACATAGACCGAGAAATGGGACTAGAGATTATAGGTGGAGGCCCTGATAGTGTCCGAGCATTTGCTGATATAGATGTTATCACTATGCAGCGGAGACAGCTTAGCATGAGGTTCAAAAGGGATACTATGGATAAGATGGAGGATGTTCGGAGCGTTATCAAAAGAGGTGTTGATGATGAGATTCTTGATGGCACTATGTTTACTAAGGGGCATATTAGCATAGATGATAGGATGGATGCCTTTGTGGCTGCCTCCCGAGAATTGGAGATATCTAGCCTAGCACCACAGATAGATTCTATCAAAGATGATGTTGCTGGCTTCATAGCAAATCCTCCCAAGAACCTTGACGACTTCATGGGAGATATGCAGAATATGACTTCTCACATAGAAGCAGTCTTTGAGACAATACATGATTTCAGGAAGATAACTAGAGTGAGAGCAGGTAGCCTGTTTGCTGGTGAGGCTGACGACTTTGAGGTAGGCAGTGCGAAGATGCTTGCTGCATATATGGACACAGCAGAGGATGAGTTAGTGAGGATGATGAATCAGCTAACGAAGAATGCCAAGGCTGTAGGATTGAGTGATATTCAGCTTGCTCGCCTTACCGACCTTGACAACATCTCTCGTCTTGAACTCAACAACATCCTAGCTACCAGAACCAAGATAACTGGCATTGAAGCTGAAATCCCTGACTTCCACAGAACGGTTAGAAAGCTGTGGAAGTCTGACCCTAACAAGGCTGAGACTATGAGTAAGAATTTCTGGGCTAGCCAAAAATCTCGCAAGGCAGATATATGGGATGAGTTCGATGGCTTAGCTGGCAGCTTCAAGAGTAATAGACTTCTAGCTAGTCGTAACTTCCTTATGTCTGTAGATAAACCTGTATTTGTGGCAGACTATGTGCCTGAGGTTGTAGGCAAGCTGACTCCTAATCATGTTGCATACTTGTATGGCTGTACTGGAGACGACCTCTACCGAGGACTCACCAGAATCCATACTCAGACTAGAATCAGACCTCGACAGGACTTCATCATCCATACCAGAGACCATGCTAATGCCTATGCTGCTAAGTTCGGTAAGACAGGAGCTGAGTTAGGCTTCACCGATGAAGCGATAGGTGAGGTCTATGACCAGATGTGGAAGAGCCTGGGAGTCAATCCTTCCATCCTTACACCTGACCATCCTACTATGATGCAGATGGAGGAGATGAGGCAAGAGATACACAGAATGTATGATGTTACTAAGATTGCTGATTCTGATGTTATCAAGTGGAAGAAGTATCTCAATAGTGTGGCAGATGATGCAGGACAGTTGGGAACATTTACAGATGTTGGTGGTACTCCTGACTGGTGGGCTAAGAAGGAATCTGCTATGGTTAAGGCTAAGGAAATGCACTATATGGCTTACCCTAACTATGAGGATGCCAACATCATAGACGAGACTATGCGAGCTATCTTCCCCTTCTGGAACTATGAACTCTTCCGCTGGAAGTGGCTACCTCGTACCTTCATGCGGACTCCTGGAGTTATGTCTGGACTGGCAAGATACATGGAATATACAGACCAAGGCTATACATCTATCCCTGGGACTGACCTTCAAATCAACCCACTCCGAGGTACTGTCTTTATGGGCGGTTTGAGGAGTTTCTACCTTCGTGACTTCCCTGAGTTCCATGACCCTATTCCAGGCATAGAATTCCTTGATTACATTGGAAGAGCAGGCTTCTTCCCAGGCATCCATGTTATGCTTCCTATTGTAGGCTTATCCTCAATGGTAAGTGGGCAACCTCTCCAGATAGGTGAACTGTTGCCTGCTTGGATGAAGACATCACTTAGTGGACTAAGGGCTTTGTCTCCTGAGCATATAGGAAACATACTACAATACATCTACCCTGACCGCTTCCGAGACTACATGACTATGATGCAGCTTGCTAGCATGGGCTATGATGGAGACGAGATTTGGAAGAAGAAGCAACAGAGTCAGGAGTTAACTGAAGAGGAAGAGAAACTCTGGCTACAGGCTACCAATAATGTGGATGGTATCAAAGGTGTGCTGATGAATCAGACAGGACTGTTCAGAATCCGCCCTGATGAGTTTACTCAAATCAGGCGTGAGATGAGGCTAGCCATTGAGGAAGCTACTGGTGTCCCTGTAAGGACTCAGGAGTGGATAGATAAGATGTACCCTGTAACTGGCAAAAGGTTTACTGATTACTACCACTTGGACATCCAGCAACAAGCATTGTTATATCAGTGGGAGTCCTACAGACGCTATCAGGGTATCATAACTCCACTCTATCCTTCCAGCTGGCAAGGCCTGATGGTTAAGACTAGTGAATACTATGCTGAACTGGAGCGAATATACACAGATGTTAGATACAACGGAGTATATGAGGATGGTGAGCTTGTCCAGCAGAGCATGGTTGAAATCAACCGACAGCTTGTGGAAGGTATCATAGGCCCTGACCAGTGGCGAGCAGCTCGTAGCAGAATGCAGCAGGGCCTATCAGCAGCTGCCAATGCCCTTGGCAACTCACCACCTTACAAGGATGTGCCTACGACATTTGAGGAGAGATGCAAGGTGCTAGAGGAGCAGGGCAGAGTAACTCCTACCCAAACTCCAGACCAAGAGCTATTATACTACTACTACGAACTTTCACCCGAACTCAAATACAACTGGGAATCAGGCAGGATGGAGCTAGACTTCGATACCTACTATGCTTATATAGATGCCTTGTTAGAAGCGCTAGCTCCTGAATTCAAGGAGCGTCTACTTGAGCGTATTCAGAATGACTGGACTCCGATGGAGAAGCTATACTGGCAGTTTAGTCGAGAATTTGCTCGCCCCTACCGTAACCTCAAGACTGTAGTCCTCAATGAGTATACTGATGAGGAGGTTATGATTATCCGAAGATACGAGGTAGCAAGAGGAGATGAAAGGATAGAAATTCAGAATATCATGGGGGCTGATGGTAAGCTGATAGCAGGTTATCAGAAGCGACTACGAGAAGCTCGCCAACGCTACCGTATCCTTGACCCTACCCTCGATGCTTGGCTATACTTCTTCGGGACTACCGATAAGTTTATGTCTCATGAGTCAGAAGAAATCTATAACGGACTGACCGAGCAATACCTAACGCCAGCAATGATTGGAGAAGCGAAATAAAATAATGGCTGATTGTGTATCCTTGACATCGCTACTTGTGTATGTTATACTGAAGACAAACCTGGAGGTGAATTGCTATGACTGAGAACCAGACTGAAATACCTGGTGCTGCTGGAGAGCCTGCAGTCAGTACTCCTACTCCTGACCCTGCAAAGGCGGCTCCTTCCACTACTCCTACTATGGAGTATAAGGACGGTGCTGTATTTGCAGATGGTAAGAAGATGGTAAAGGAATCTGACCTTATGGCACTCAAGCAGAGTTCAGAGTCAGCAGCTGAGAAGGCACAGGCGGCTCACAATGAGGCAGTAGATACTGTCCGATTAGAGCTGTCCACTGCTCAACAAGCTTTAGCTAACTCGAACGCTAAACTAACAGAAGCCCAAGAAGCCCAAGGGAAGGGTGCAACAACCAATGAGGATGTTGCGAGAATCGAGCAGGAAAGAAACGATGCCTTAGCAAAGGTAGAGACCTTGACTGTAGAAGCTGGCAAGGCTCTGGAGCTTAAGAAAGCTCTCCTAATAGCCCAGTATCCTGGTGTAACTGCCGAGAAACTGGCTGACAAAACTATGACACAGCTTGATTCTTTGGAGGAAGCCTTAAAGGCTGTATCCTCAACTAAGGGAGGCGGTATAGGAGGCTATGCAGTTGGCGGAGGTTTAGGAGCTGCTGTTCCTCAAACCGATTATGAGAGAAGGCAAGCGGCTCTAGCGTCTGCACCTGTAGGAACTCGTACTGCTGTACCTGAACAAAAATAACTAATAAGGAGAAATTATTATGGCGGACTCTGGTGGACATTGGAATAATTTAGCCGCTGCACAGAAGCTAACGCAGTCGACTAAGATACCTGGTGTCATTGAAGAAGATATCAAGCGAAATAACCCTATCGAGAGGGTCACTGTAGCACAGGCAGCCAAGTCAGGACTGAAGATACAGTGGTTAAGAGAGCAATCTGCAAGTGTAACTGCTCTCGAAGATGCTGTAGTTGAGGCTGATATTGGCGACCAGCTATCGTGGTCTGCGGATACTGACTACGATGAGAAGGAAGCCACACTCAAGCGTAGCTATATCCAGCGAAAGCTCGACAAGTTCGTCGAAGGCATCTATAGCACCTATAACAACTATGAAGTTGTAATGCTTGGTGAATGTGAGAAGGCCTTGAAGCGGAAGGTTGGAGCTCGACTCATCTACGCTGACGACAATACCTCAGGCCAGTTCAACGGTATGCACGCCTGGGCAAGAGAAACTAGCGGCGACCTTAACATAGACCAAGCAGAAGCTGGTCTTAGCCTAGCGAACCTCAGACTTATGGTAGACGCCATGAAGCATGGTTGCGATGAACTCTGGTTTCCTTTCGAGATTATGCGATGGATGGATGCTGCTTACCAGGAGAAGGGTTTTGCTGGTCTAGCCTACAATGTGGCTGGTGGCATGGCATACCTAACCCTCGGCTACAATGAACTCGGCAAGCGTGTCCTGTTCTGGGATGCAATCCCAATAATCCGAACTGACTTCTTGGTTGCCGAGAACCAGAATGTAGGCCTAGCAGCTACCGCTACTAGTGTCAGGACCCTCTATACTGCTGACGATAAGCAGTACTCTGTATTTGGAGTCAAGCATGGTAATGTGCTGGCTCAACAGCCTGGTCTAACCTACGCCTATGGTGGAACTGAAGGTCTGGGAGACTTCTACAAGCTAGTCCGTTTCCCCGAGCTTGAGGACTACGATGCAGGCGGAATCAGGTTGGTAAATTATGGAGCTGTACTCCTAGGCTCTTCAATGTGTCTTGGCAGAATCGCTGACATCGAGAACTTAGCGATAACTGTCTAGATGCTGAGGACTAAGTAAAGGAGAAATAGAATGACTATGAGAATTCATAATCCTAATCACAAGTTAATCAGCAACAATGGAGCAGTACTGTGGGTGCCTAGAAGCTCTGTTGAAGTCGACCTGGCTGCTCCTGACGTCTATGCTCAGAGCTCAGCTCAGCTTTACCCTCTTGGAAGCAGGCTTGAGTTTGCTGATGGCAGATTGTTCCGATATGGCAAGTTTGGGGCTACTGCCAATACTCTATGCCCTCAAGCCAGGTTTGTGGCTAATGGGAACTTGGTTCCTGGTTCAGCAGCTACTAACGGCTACGAAGGTACCATTGACACTACAAGCGAATATGCAGTAGGGGCTACTACCCTCATTCTGGATGATACTACTGACAGGGTAAAGAATGCCTACGAGGATGGTATGCTTACTGTATTCCCATCTGGCCATATCTGTTCTTACAGGATAGCTGGCAGTGATGCTGCAACTGATGTAGACACTGTTACCATCTACCTTGACGACCCTAATGGTCTGCAAACAGCATTGGTAGTTGCCTCAACTGGTGTAACTGCCTATCCATCTATGTTCAGCAACATGATGAACCCTCATGATACCTCCAATGGACACACCTATACTAGCTGCGTAGGTCTATACATTGGTAATACTATGACTGCTGCCTACTATGCTTGGGTTCAGAGACGAGGTCGAGCTTGGGTAACACCTACTGCCTACTACGGTGATGGTGCTAGTGAGAGGC